ATATAAGACTTACAAAAACCAAGTGTATAAGCTGAAAAATACGCCGACCGGTGGGCAAAGAGCCGTTAAGAAAGACGACACGTTTGATCCGCCTGAAAACGACATGTTCGAAAAGATAGACAGAGCGATAGAGGTAATATACGAGGGCGTAAAGATATTAGGCAGCGGAGATAAGATATTGAAATGGGAGCTTAAGAAAAACATGATGCGTCCCAAGGCCGATACCACGAAAGCCGTAATGAGCTATGCTATGGTGGCGCCGAGAATATACGAAGGAAGAATAGAATCTTTGGTAAGCAGAATAACTGGCTTCGCGGATATGGTTCAGATAACGCACCTGAAGCTACAGCAGGTACTTGCCAAGATGGTTCCAGACGGTGTTTACCTTGACGCAGACGCGCTTGCCGAAATAGATTTGGGGAACGGTACGAACTACAATCCTCAAGAGGCGCTGAACATGTACTTCCAAACAGGTAGCGTAATAGGAAGATCCATGACTCAGGACGGCGACTTCAATAGAGGAACCAGGCCTGTATCGGAACTTACCTCAAGCGGCAAGAACAACAAGATAGCTTCCTTAATACAGACGTACAACTATTATCTTCAGATGATAAGAGACGTTACCGGATTGAACGAGGCGAGAGACGGGGCATTACCCGATGAAAGAGCATTAGTTGGTTTACAGAAGCTGGCTGCGGCTAATTCAAATACGGCAACTAGACACATACTCAACGGAAGTCTTTACCTTACTTTATCAACCGCTGAATGTATATCAATGCGTATCGCCGATGTTATAGAGTACTCTCCAACGAGAGATTCTTTTATAAGATCGTTAGGTAAGTTTAACGTGTCTACGCTGAACGAGATGGCTAATTTACACATGCATGATTTCGGCATATTTCTTGAGCTTGCTCCCGATGAGGAAGAGAAGCAAAGGCTTGAGAACAATATACAGGTTGCGCTTCAGTCAAAGCAAATACATCTGGATGACGCCATAGACGTTCGTGAGGTGAAAAACATAAAGCTTGCTAATCAACTGCTTAAAATAAGAAGACTGAAAAAGCAGGCCACGGACCAGCAGCTTGCGCAACAGAATATACAGGCACAGGCAAATGCGAACGCCCAGACTGCCGAAAGAGCGGCGGCTGCGGAAATGCAGAAACAGCAGGCGCTTGCGCAAACGGAAATACAGGTTCAGCAATCGAAGTCTCAGTTCGAAATACAGAAACTGGAAAGAGAGGCGGCGATAAAGAAAGAGCTTATGGAACTTGAGTTTAGCTTCAACCTGAGATTGAAAGAGGCTGAGGTATCGGGAATTAAGCAAAGAGAAAGAGAGAAGGAAGACAGAAAAGACGAGAGAACGAAAATACAAGCGACACAGCAGAGTGAGCTGATAGAACAGAGAAAGAAAGAGACCGGACCGAAGAACTTCGAGTCGGCAGGTTTCGACAATCTTGGTGGCTTTGGCTTGGAGCAGTTCGAACCAAGATAGCATTAATTATATAATATCATATTATGGCAAATACTGAAAAACAGGAAGATGTTATTCAAGAGGTAGAGAACACGGAAGTAGCCGTGGCGGAAACCAATGAAGAGCAGAAGCCCGCTGAAGAGAAACCGTCGTACAGCGAAAAAACAGAAGACGGAACTATAAAATTAGATTTATCAAAATTAAAACAATTCCAAGATGAGTCCACTGAGAAGCAAGGCACAGATGAGGTACCTGTTCGCGACAAACCCGACTTTGGCGGAGAAGTTTCTGAAGAAAACGTCGAAAAGACAACTGAAGAGCCTGCCGAAGAAAGTAAGGAAGAGGAAAAGGAAGAGATAGTATTAGAGGAGGTAACAGATGAAACAGATACAACTGACGAGACAGGAGTGGTTGGAGGCGCTGAAAATGCCGACGCCCCACCGCAACAAGAAGAAATATTACAGGAAAAAGAAACACAAGAACCAGCCGTAACACTACCTGAGAACATACAAGAAGTTGTAAAGTTCATGGAAGAGACTGGTGGTAGCTTAGAGGATTACGTAAGACTAAGTGCCGATTACTCAAATATAGATAACGATACTCTACTTAAAGAGTATTACAAAACGACTAAACCACATCTTAACATGGAGGAGATAAACTTCCTTATGGAGGATAACTTCCAGTTCGATGAGGAGCTTGATGAGCCAAGAGACATAAAGAAAAAGAAATTGGCCTTCAAGGAAGAAATTGCAAAAGCCAAAAAGCACCTTACTGGGCTTAAGGATCAATACTACAAGGAAGTCAAGTTGGGTTCCAAATTGACACCTGACCAGCAAGAGGCCGTAAGCTTTTACAATAAATACAACCAAGAGCAGGAGGCTTTGATTAAAAATCAAAAAGCCAGTGCAGATCACTTCAAGAAAGCAACCGACGCCGTTTTCAACCAAAATTTCAAAGGTTTTGATTTTAACGTAGGCGAAAAGACGTATAGGTTCAAAGTAAATGACGTGAGTGGTACTAGAGAGTATCAAAGTGACATATTGAATTTCGTAGGAGAGTTCCTAGACGAAAAAAATATGATGACTGATGCTAAGGCATATCACAAGGCGCTATACGCTGCGAAGAATATAGACAAGATTGTCAAGCACTTCTACGACCAGGGGAGAGCTGACGCGGTAAAACAAACGGCTATGGACTCTAAGAACATAGACATGGGACCGCGTAAGGCCGCACCCGTAGTGGAAGCAGGAGGCATGAAGGTCAGGATTATTCAAGGCGACGACAGTTCAAGGTTGAAATTTAAAGTTAAAAAGTAAACTAACACACTAAACAATTAAACAATGGGATTTAATACGTCTTTAGGTTTATTGGGTTCATACTCACTAAGCCCCATGCCTAGCCCAACTGTAAGCGATCAAAACTTTATCGACTTTACGTCATCGAGCACAGCTGGATGGGCACAACAGTATCTACCAGAATTGTACGAGCAAGAAGTCGAAAGATACGGAAATCGTACTATAGGTGGATTCTTACAAATGGTGGGCGCTGAGATGCCTATGAGTTCTGACCAGGTAATTTGGTCTGAGCAAAATAGACTTCACATCGCTTACAAAAACGACGATGTTACTGCCAATTCTACAGTTGTTGTTACTACTGCAGCCTCAGGTCTATGTACTTTAGGTTCAGCTTTAAACAACGCTATTAGAGTCAATAACACCGTATTAATAACTGACAACGCTACTGGTCTTAAGACTCTTAAGTGTATCGTTTCTGCTGTATCCGGTAATACGTTTACGGTAAAACCTTACACTCAAGACGAGCTTGATTCTGGTGAGGTCACTTTCGCAGATTCAGATAAAATAAACGTATTCGTTTACGGTTCTGAATTTCCAAAAGGATCCGCTTCTATGTCAGGTGAGCTTAAGCCTCAATTCCAACAGTACAACAACAGACCTTTGATCTTAAAGGACCACTTCAAGATTGACGGTTCTGACACTGCTCAAATCGGGTGGGTTGAAACTACTGACGAGGCTGGACAGGTAGGATACTCATGGTATCTTAAGTCTGCTGGTGAAACTAGATTAAGATTCGAGGATTACTTAGAGTCAATGATGATTGAGGCTGAGTTAACTGAGGCATCTTCTGGTGTTGCAGATCACGTATCTAACGTAAACGGTTCTGAAGGTATCTTCGCGGCTGTACAGTCAAGAGGTAATATCTTTGAGGACTTAGCTTCTTTAGGTGATTTCGACGCTATATTGAAAAATCTAGACAAGCAGGGTGCTATCGAAGAAAACATGCTATTCGTCAACAGATCATTAGCATTAATCTTAGATGACATGATTGCAGGATTGAACGCTAACTATCAAGGTGGTGCTTCATTTGGAGTATTCGAAAACAGCGCTGATATGGCGTTAAACTTAGGTTTTACAGGAATCAGAAGAGGTTCTTATGACTTCTACAAGTCTGACTGGAAATACCTAAACGACGCTGCTGCAAGAGGTGGTTTCGGAGATATCTCTGGATTATTGGTACCTGCCGGTACGTCTAGCGTATACGATCAGTCGCTTGGTAAAAACATCAAGAGACCATTCTTACACGTAAGATATAGAGCTTCTCAAACTGATGACAGAAGATTAAAAACTTGGGTCACTGGTTCTGTTGGAGGCGCTTCATTCGTTGGAGACGACGTTATGGAAGTACATTATCTTTCTGAAAGATGTGTTATCGTACAGGGAGCTAACAACTTCATCTTATTAAAAGAGTCATAGGAAATAATCATTAACAAATAAAATAATTAAAAAATGAACAAATTTTTATATTTTACACAAGGTGACGGCTTAAACGCCGCAAGCGAAATGGCTTGTTATCCGATTGAGTCTTTTAGAGGTTACAGTATTCCAGCTTCAGACGCTACTTCTTTACAGTTGTTATTCGTATCTTCTGTAACAGGGGACGGTGCTACTACTGAGGTTGACAAAGTTGATTTAACAATCACTTCTGGAAAACACAAGAAAGTTATCGAGTCAATATGCAAGGCTATCAACGATAAGACTTTTGACGATAGCAGCGGTTTCATCGTAATTGCAGATCAAGATAACTCTATATTTGTTGATTCTGACATCACAAACGTAGAGATTACTCACGATTCGTAATTATATTGAACATTAAACCAAAGGCGTCTTCGGGCGCCTTAGGTTTATTAAACTATTTTATTATATCATATTATGGAAAAAACAGCAAAGCCTAAAAAGGCTGAAAAAAAGGTTGAGGCACCTAAAAAGCCCTCGTGGGAAATAAAAGACAGAATGTATCTGTTGATAGGAAGAGGAAATCCTTTAACCTATACGCTTCAGTCAAAATCCACTAGAAAAAAACCTCTATTATGGTTTGATGAGGAAAAAGGCCTAAATAGAGAAATGAGATACGCGAGTAATCAGAATTCTGTATTCATAGACGAACAAGACGAAAACGCCATACTAGAGCACATAGTTTTCGAAAACGGCGGATTATTCGTACCAAAAGAAAATCAAGCGCTTCAAAGACTATTATCGTTATATCACCCCAAAAAGGGTTACGTATACAAAGAAAAAGATAGCGTACAGGAAGCAAAAGAAGACTTGGTAAGCATAGAGACGGAAATGGAGGCATTGAATACCGCCGTAGCCGTAGACATCGAGCAAGCAGAGGCTATTCTTAGAGTAGAAAAAGGTTCGGCTGTCGACAAGATGAGCTCATCTGAATTAAAGAGAGACCTTTATCTTTTCGCAAGAACCAATCCGGTTTTATTCTTAGACTTGGTTAATGACGAAAACGTCATGCTTAGAAACCTTGCCATAAAAGCCGTAGAGATGGGTATAGTTAGCCTATCTCAAGACCAGAGACACTTCTCGTGGGCGTCAAACAACAGAAAGCTTATGGAGGTTCCTTTCGAGGAAAACCCTTATTCGGCTTTCGCCGCTTGGCTGAAAACAGATGAAGGAGTTGAGGTTTACAAGTCTTTGAGCAAAAGAATAAACTAACAACTAACGATAACCAGGGCCCTTTAATTAGGGCCTAAGGTTATATTAAAAAAAGAATATGGCAATAGACGTAAATGAGGTATACACCAAAGTATTATCTATACTTAACAAGGAGTCTAGAGGATTCCTTACGCCAGGAGAGTTCAATAATATAGGCTCTCAGGTGCAGCTCGAATTGCTCGACAAGGCTTTTTACGACTACAACAGAGCTGTCGTAAGAGAATCGTTGGGTCGAACGGGTGAAGGCTATGCCAATATTCCAAAGAAAATACAGGACAAGATAGATCCCTTTTATGCGACGGAAAGCATATCGCTTACGTCTGGAGTCGGAACATTACCGACATTCTACAATATAATAAACATATCGGCCGACAGCAGATTGACACAGTTAGAAAGAATAGATAAGTCAAAGCTTAGCTTTCTTCTGTCATCTCCATTGACGGCACCATCTTCTACATTTCCTATATATTACGTAACGGGCAGTACCATAACGGTAAACCCTTCCACGATAGCAAGCATAGACATAGACTACATATCAGTACCCGCAGATCCCAAGTGGAACTTCGATACCGATAGCACGACAGGTGCGTTTACGTATAACGCCACTGGCGCGGTAAACTTTACTCTGCACCCATCGGAAGAGGTAGAACTTGTAATAGGTATATTGAAATACGCAGGGGTGGTAATAAAAGACCCGTCGGTATTGCAGATGGCTACAAGAGAAGAGCAAAACAACATTAACCTCGAAAACCAATAGTAAATGGGATTATTAGGAACAACAAGCGAACAAACGTATTACGAGGGAGATAACCTCGGTAATTACAGATATACATCACTAGCCAGTATAGTAAACAACTTTATGGTCGCTTATGTCGGAGACGGAAAGCTTATAAACAGCGTAAACAAATCCGACGTTATATTCCATGCCAAGAGAGGATTGCAGGAATTCAGCTACGATGTGCTGAAGACAGTCAAGTCCATAGAGGTCGAAGTCGGACCATCACTAGCGCTTATGATGCCGCAGGATTACGTAAGCTACGTCAAGTTGTGCTATATAGGAGACGACGGCATAAAGAGAATAATATATCCTACAACGCTGACATCTAACCCAACGCAAAATCCTGCGCAAGACCATAACTACGAATACATATACGACGACGCGGGTGACGTAATAGAGGGTGACTCTTTTACGGAAAAGAAATGGAGCGAGTTTGATACGGACAGCATAACTGGCCATTTGCCTGAAAGTGATGACTATTACATAGGAACCGATACTTACATGAACGAGGGATTCGGCAGAAGATACGGGCTTGAGCCGGAGCATCAGCAGATAAACGGATACTTTACGGTAAACGAAAGAACAGGAAGCTTCAACTTCAGCAGTGATCTTTCGGGTAAGATAATAGTTTTGGAATACGTATCAGATAGTCTAGGCACCGATGCTGAAATGAAGATACACAAGTTTGCCGAAGAGGCGCTTTACAAACATATCGCGTTAGGTGTTCTTTCTTCGAAAAGAAACATACCGGAATATATAGTACAAAGATACAAAAAGGAAAAGAGAGCATCACTTAGAAACGCTAAGATAAGACTTTCGAAACTTAATCTGGCTCAGATATCTCAAGTCATGAGAGGACAGAGCAAGAGAATAAAAAACTAACATAGATGCCTGAGATAAAGAACAACTTCATCCAGGGCAAAATGAACAAGGATCTCGACGATCGATTGTTGCCCAACGGACAGTACAGGGACGCTCAGAACATCACGATAACAAAATCTGATGATTCTGATGTAGGGGTTTTGCAGAACGTAAAGGGAAACAAGCTACCATACGGTGAAAGCGTCAACGTTCCGTCAGGCACGGGAGTTATAGGCGTTTATGTAGACAACGAAAAAGAAAAGGCGTACTATTTCGTTACGGACAGGTCAACGGGCGTATTTGAGCCCCGAGTTAACATAGGCGAAGGCGATAATACGTTAGATACCTCGGGTTTTCACGCAATATACGTTTGGGACCAAACCAGTCCGGGAACTCCTCCCAAGAAAATAGTAGAGGGGTCTTTTCTTAACTTTTCCAAAGATTATCTTATAACAGGGGTGAGTAAGGTCGGAGACATGCTGTTCTTTACGGATAATCTTAATCAGCCAAGAAGAATAAACGTAGAGACCGCGGCAAGAGACAGTTCATTTTATGACAGTGAGCAAAAGATAAGCGTGGCTAAATTCGCGCCTTTTTACCCAATAAGGCTTTTGGATTCGTCAAACAATTCTACGATGACAAAAAGTGCGGAAACATCTTCGGACTTCTTGGAAAAAAACTTCGTTAGGTTCAGCTATAGATTTAAATACGATGACGGCGAATACTCTACCATGGCACCGTTCTCTCAAGTTGCTTTTATACCGTCAATATACGACGGCAATACCGGTTTTACGGCATCTCAGCTTTCCGACATACTGGATTCGTTCGAGGTAAAAGATATGATAAACTATATCAACAATATAGTAATGAGCATAAAGCTTCCGTCATCAACCGCCTTAGAAGACCTTCAGATATCGAAAATACAGATACTGTCTAGAGTTGACGGTGACCTTACGGTAAAGGTAATAGACGACTTGGATATGTCGCTAACTGCAAATCAGCCAACAGGCGACACGATAAGTTATACATACAACGCGACCGAGCCGTTCAAGACACTACCGGAAAACCAAACGATAAGAGTGTTTGATAACGTTCCCATAAGAGCGAAAGCTCAGGAAACAACTGGAAACAGAGTAGTTTACGGAAACTTCGTAAACCAAAGAAGATTACCTAACGTCGATTTCGACATTAACTTCAACTCGAAGGCTTCTTCGAACGTAAACGAAAACGAATACCTGTATAAGGAATACCCATACCATTCCGTAAAGTCAAGAAGAAAATATCAGGTAGGTGTGGTATTGGCGGATATATTCGGAAGACAGACTTCCGTAATATTGCCCCCACCCACTTCAGCAAAGACCTCTGTAGAAAGGTCTTCGATATTCGTACCCGCAAGAAACCCTAGAACATTCAGTTCTAAATATTGGACACCGTATGATCAGGCGACAGACGGAACAGCCGCGCATCAGCCATACAATACGGACAAGTGGGGCGACGCGTTGAACATAACCTTCAACCAAAAAATAAAGGACGCTTACAGCTCATCTAACCCCTTTGGTTGGTATTCATACAGAATAGTCGTAAAGCAGGTTGAACAGGAATACTACAACGTATATACCGACGGGATAAATATAAAAGACAATAATGAGGGGTTTGTAAGGTTAAGTAACGACAACGTAAACAAAGTGCCTAGAGATGTTACAGATGTTGATCCTTCATCTGATACCGCCGGAAGTCAAGTAAAGCTTTACAGTAAAGTAATAAACACAAATGTTTCCACTGATAACGCGGTAACGACTGTTAATGAAACAACGAGACCGGGTATATTATCTGATGACAGTATATTTAATATAACATCGATAGGAAATGCAGTGTTGGACGGAACTAGGGCATCGTTTGCTAAAATTCCAGCAAACCAAACGTTAATACCAGATTCTTCAGATAAAGGAAAGCTGGCGGTTTTCGAAACAGAGCCGTTTGATTCTAAGATAGACATATTCTTCGAGACATCGACGGCGGGACTCGTTTCTGATTTGAATACAGCAATAGAGGCAACTCTTGGTGACGGCGTATCGTCATTTTCCACAACCGAGCTCAATAACGGCTTGAACGAGGGAATGAGCGTAGATACGCTATTCATGCAGATAAACGCTCGTAACAACTCCGGCCTTGTGCCTTCAGCCGAAATCGAATTGGAATCGGTTCAGAATTCTGCAGGAGACAACGTAAGTGACTTCGAGCTTGTCATAGACAACTCTGAATACAAGCTTAAGACAAAGAACACGTTCTTTTTCGGAGTTTCGGGCGAGGTATATACTTTCAATCTTAAGTCAACATTCAATGTGGTCGACAGCTCGGGAAACTCTACGGAACAGATATTCAACGATTCCATAGATATATCCCTAAAGAACGTGTCTCCGACTATAAGTTTCGACAACAACCCTATGGTCGTACACAACTCGACGACATCGGGAACAGTGGTGACAACGGTAAACGGAACTACGGGAAGCGTAAAGCCTGGTTTCGAAAAGCAGGGTCTTACGTATTCTATAACCAGCCAGACCAACAACGGCGCGGTATATTCCATATCTTCGTCTAACGGCGATTTGAGTACGGTAGGTCTTGTGACGTCAGGACAGCAAGATAGCCTTGTGATAAGGGTTACGGACTCGGACAACACGACTTTCGTGGAGGATACTCTCGTTATAAACAGCACGGGAATAAACTATAAGACGTTTTACATAACGACCAGCAAGTTCAGCACATCCGATGCTGCTAAGGCGTCCAGCCCTAGCGTATTGGTATACCATGAGGGATCGGGTGACTTACCGGCAGGGCCAAGCGCCGCCACAGGACCCACGGGAGACGTGGTCTACTCCGCGATTACACCATCGCTTGTCGTATTCAACGGTATAGACGACTCATTGGGCAGGTCCGGATTCTGGGGAATGGCAAAAGAACCGGGAGCGTCAAGCACAACCAACCCTGTGTCAGCGGTAAACATAAACGAAAACGGAGAGACGTTGCTTGTGGTCAGCTAGCGGTAAATGAAGAACTAAACACGTAATATAAAAAATGGCGTACACACTCGAAATATCATACTATAACTCAATGATTTTGAAGCCTCAAACCGACCTGGTCGCTCAACCGAGCGAAAGAAGCGCCAGCTCCGTAGGCTATTCGAATGACGTGGACGTTGACGGAAAGATAGGCGATTGGCATATTGAGGAATCTAGAATAAAGGGCGGATTCAACGAGAACTCCATGGCATACGGCGTAAAGGCGTTTATAACCGACGAAAACTTCACGGTTACGCACAGGCCGAACGCATTGATATATTCCGGTATATTCAACTCTAGAACCGGCATAAACGACTCAAACCAATTCTCAAGCGGCGAAAACATAACAAGAGCGGTAGACATATCGCACGGAAGCATACAGAAACTTTACGCGGAAGACACGAACCTGATAATACTTCAGGAAGACAAGGTAAGCAGAGCACTTATAGACAAAGACGCGATATTTACGGCGGAAGGGCAGAGGCTAAGCATACAGGGCCAGCAGGTGATAGGCCAGATAATACCGTATTCAGGAAGATTCGGAATAAGCAAGAACCCGGAAAGCTTCGCGGTATACGGAAACAGAAAGTACTTTTCAGACAAGAACAGGTTAAGCGTGATAAGGCTGTCTCAGGACGGCATAACGCCCATATCCTCGTTCGGCATGAACGACTTCTTCAGAGACAATCTCTCTGTGGCAAAAGAGATACACGGTACGTTCGACGAGCACCACAAGAAGTATGTTATTTGCATAAAGGCTGCGGCTACGATAGGCAGCTCCAGCAAGACGCTGTCGTTCGACGACACCAACAACGGTTGGATAAGCTTCTATACGTACATACCGAACTTCGGCTTCAGCCTCAACAGTAAGTATTATACGCTTCGCAGCGCCGACATATACGAGCATTACTCTAACGAGACGAGAAACGAGTTTTACGGCGAGTCGTACCCAAGTACGGTTGACCTTATAGCCAACCAGAACCCGTCGATAGTAAAGAACTTTCATACGGTAAACTACGAGGGCACCAGCGGCTGGTCGCTCGAATCATCGCGTACGGACTCATCGGATTCGGCATATCCGATATTCTCCAATGTATCGGACGTACAGGCGGGAACGATACCTATAAACTTCGTAAGAAAGGAAGACAAGTACTACGGGCACCTTAGGAACAACAGAACAACAGCACTAAAGGGACAGGTCTCAATAGACGTGTCGGGAACAAAGGGATTCTTTAACAAAATACAAATGAAGAACGGCGAGTCAAGCGAGCAGGAACTGTTCAGCGTTTCTCACGAGGCCGTTCTATCCTCAAACTAGCATATGGAACAGATACTTGAAATACTATTCGGAAACGCGGGTGACTTTAAAATGTCGGCTTTTCCAGTTATAGCAGCCGCTGGAGCAGCAGTAAGTGCTATAGGGGGAATATTAGGTAGCGCATCGGCGGGAAGAGCCGCAAGAAGAGCGTCAAGAAGAGCCGCTGCAAACGAGCGAAAACTGAACGCCGCGCTTGCGAATAGGCAAGAAGTAATAAACCCTTACGCAGGAGTAGAGGACCTGAGCGCCATGATAACTAACCCGTTCGCAAACCTTCAGGTTGCCACGCAGGCGGCGGAACTGCAGGCGGAGGAAACAGATCTCTCGCTGGCAAGCACGCTAGATACGCTAAGGGCGACGGGAGCTGGAGCAGGAGGAGCCACGGCATTAGCGCAAGCGGCCGCAAGATCGAAAGCTGGAATATCGGCTAGTATAGCTCAGCAGGAGGCGCAAAACGCTCAATTGAGGGCACAGGGAGAGGCGCAGGCGCAGCAACAAAGAATAGCAGAGGCACAAAGGCTGCAACAGGCGGACATACTAGGTCAGACATTCATGTTCGACGTAAGAGAACAGAGAAACGTGGCGGATATATCGAGATTCTCCGCAATGATGCAGGGAGCGCAACAGCAGTACCAAGACGCAAGGGCGTCACAGGGCAGAATACTAGGTAGCGCGCTAGGCGCGGCTGGATCAGCATTTGCGTCAGCACAGAAATAAAAACATTTTTTTAAACATATAATCAACAATGTCAAAATTACCAGTAGTAACAGCGAAGAGATACGATTACGGTGCATACGCAAGACCTCAGCAGGTGCAATACAGAGGTGGCGTAGGTGAGGGAATAGCGGCAGGCATTATACAAGCTGGCCAGGCTTTCTCTAAGGCCGCATCTGAAAAGGCAAAAGCGGCGAGGGAGAGAGAAAGGTTCATAGAGGAAAACAAGGATAAGATAGCCATGACTTTGGCGACCGAAAACCCTGAGCTGTTCAAATTGAACCAGGAGGCCGTGACCAAATTCATCGATACGGTAATACCCAGAGAGACAGACAGCAGGGCGGAAAAGAACGCGAAGATAGCGAAATACGGTGCGTTTATGGCCAAGTTCAAGGCCATAGACGATTTTTCGGAAAGGGAGAACCCCATAGGCGAAGACAGCGAGGACCTTATAGCCGCCGGGTCTATACTCGACAATTACGGGCATGACGTCATAAGAAACAACAAGCTGGAGTTCGAGTTCAACGACGCAACAGGCGAAATGGAGTTTTTCGTATCGTATCCAGATGGCTTTTTCGCTGAAGAGGATGTAAAAGGCTTTATAAAATTCACGGACAGAAAGCAGGTGGACCCGCTCAAGCTGATATCGAGTGAGATACAGACTAAATACGACAGGGACATAGACATGGAGGAGGCTAAGCTAAACCTTACGCCACCACAGTTGGCCGCGTTGCTTGTGCAGAATTCGAAATACGAGAACGCGTTGGGCGACGAAAGAACACTAGACGGAGTCATAAGCCAAAGCTTCGATGCCGAAAAGCTCGCGGGTATATTTAAGAATGACTATTCGGACAAGAACCCGACGGCGATAGGAAGAGCAATAAAGAACCTGGCGAAAAAGAAGGGAGCCACGATATGGAACCAGTATTTCGAGGAAGAGAGCGGGGATTGGACCGGCAGCGATGAGCAAAAGAAGATGGTACACGATTACGTTGCGCAGGACGTCGCCACTAAATACTCAAACTCCATAGTGAAACAATCTCAAGTAAAGCAGGATGATCCTTTTGAGATGAGGCAAACCAGTAAGGCCGTATTACGAGACGTATCGGGCTTCATGCGAAACAAGAACGGTATTTCGTCAGATGAAACGGCGCTGCTGTTCAACAGTTATTCAAAGTTGCGAAGCGGTATAGGAAAAGACATACAGATAAAGTCAAAGTCGGGCATAATCGAAGACATAGACTTACTGATAGCTGATCAACAGTTATCGATCGAAGGACCAAACATTGACAGGAAAATCAGGCAAAAGGCTGAAGCGCGTATCGAAGAGCTCAAGCAGTACAGGGTAGCGTACGCAAAGAGTCCTGAAGGCCATCTATTCTACGTAAAAGACAAAGAGCCTCAGGAATTTATCGAATTTAACAGGGCCTACGACGCCAGCAACAGAATATTAAAGGGAGATAAAATAGTCAACCCGGGCGCAGGAAGGTCAGGCATAAAGACAACCGATAAGAAGCTTATAAGCGTAAACGACCTTATGCTTCTCATAGAAAACACTGTGGTGGGAGATAACGCAATAAGAGACAATATAATAACAACACTTGGTACATTTAGGCCTCAATCAGGATTATAGATGGAAGAAATATTCAGAGCGCTTTACGCCAGATACGCCTCCGGCCTAAGTGCCGAAGACATAGAGCAAAAGGTTAGGTACGCATTGACGATGGACCCCTCGGATGCTATAAACCAGTTTTACCAGAAGTATACTGGCGACTCGCCGAAGAAAGAGGATTACGATTACATAAACAATTTTTTTAGCGAACAAAGAGAAGCTCTTGCACGACAGCGAAGAGAAGAAAACAGGGCATTGGTGGAAGAGCAAGAAACACAAAGAAGAAAAGATAGGGCAACCAGTAAGGCTGTAGGATTAGGAATATCAACACTATTTAATCCAGTAAGTACTTTGATCGCTGGAGCAACAGGTAATATAGATAGAGCTGTTGAACAAGGCGAAGCTGTCAGTAAGCTTATCATACCGCCGGTAAAGTCAACTGTCGATATAGCAAAGGGCCTTACCGATTTCGTTCCGTCTGTATTAGACGCGGCATTGGTAGAGGTATTCAAGGCGCAGGGTTTTACGGACGAGAACGCAATTGGTATGGCAGACGCGACAAAGCCACTACAAAAGCTTATTCTGCCATTTCAAAACCAGAGTGACTTTCTTTCGGTTGCGAGTAAAGAGCTCGAGAATATACAGAAAGTAGGCAGGGAAGATGCGAAGTGGAATGAAACCATAGGCGAAAACCTATTGGCTGGAGAATTCGGGACGGCGCTTTCGCAGACCGTAGAGGGCGTGTTGGGCGCGGTACCTTCCGTGGCTATATCCGCAATGCCTGGAGGACTGTTTATTCTAGGGGCATCGGAGGCCGGCAACTCGTACCAGGAGCTCGCTGAGCTAAAGCCAGAAAAGAGAGGCGCGTTGATGCTGGGCAACGCGCTTATGCAGGGTACCGTAGAGGCGATAAGCGAACAGGTTACCAGGGGAATAGCCAAAAGAGCGTTAGGTATAGGTGGTGCTGGAGAATACGGTGAAGCAGCAAGCAAGTTTGTCACAAGGGAGTTCTTAAAGAGACTAGGTATGGACATGTTGTTCGAGGGTGTATCGGAGGTTGGTGCGCAAGAGATAAACTTCGCGTTCGACCAATCGATAGGGCTGAACAGGTTTTACGATAAGGACGGAAACTTCGACGGTATGGCAATGCTCAGGAGGTCTTTCGACACGTTCTTGATATCCTCACTGATAGGTGGCGGTATGGCAACGTTAGGGCAGGTCAAAAACAGGCAGAGAAACCTTATGGTAGAAAGGTTTACTCCAAGGGAAGTATTGGCTGAAAACCAAAAATTTGCTCAAAGAATACAAGAGCTTCAGGGAGAGTACATAGATACCAGGGACGAGGACGCCTTGAACGAGATAAAGCAACTTGAGTCAAGAATAAGAATGAACAAAATCAGAGTTGCCCGTTCAATAGACGAAATGACGGACCAGGAAAGAATAAGGTACGTGGAAAACCTGTCGTCGATAGACAAGTCTGTACTCCAAATACGAAACGAGGAATATTCAAGAACCAATACAAAGGCAAGTATAAGCAAAAGGGCTGAACAAAAGATACTGGAGAATAAGGATATATTCCGAATAGCAGAGGAAAGAGCAAACCAAAAGTTGCTAAAGAAAAACGTAAAGCAGATCAGAGCCGCTGCGGAATCAAGGGGATTTGAAGTGATCGAGACGAATAGGCAGGGAATGACAGATAGAGGCCTTGATCCTGATGCCGACGCAGCATTCACAGAAGACAACAAGATAGTCATAAACAATGAAGTTGCCGCTAAAGTGGGGGCAATATCTGCGGGTTCACACGAGCTTTTGCACGGATTACTGAAAAGCAAGTTTACTGGAGATCCCAAAGAGCAGCAAAAAATAACCGAGGATTTTAAAAATATATTGAGATCGAACGGGTTGTATAATATAGTCCAGAAAAGAATAGACGTCAACTACAGGTATCAGAGAGATGAAGACGGGAATATAAAACTCGACAAAGACGGAAACGAGATGGAAAATCCCGAGTCACTATATTACGAGGAATACTTTACGTCTTTTTCCGATGCGGTAGTTAAGGGAGAAATAGAGTTCGACAACGACATATTCGACGACATAAAAGCGGGCATAGAGTCATTACTGAACAGGTTTACGCCGTTTAAAAAGGCTAAGTTCAGCAACGCCAAACAGGCATACGACTTCGTAAAGTCATACTCGCAGAACATAAAGAAGGGCAAAAAAGCCACGGCTCTGGACGAAAAAGAAGAGGACAAAAAACGGGGAAGAGTATTGGAATCGAGAACCCTGAACGATATGGCCAGGAGATACGAGAGGCTGGAGCCTACTGAACTTCTGGATTTCCACAAGCAGTACACGAGCGCGGCCCTTTCGGCCATAGGCTACAATATAGGAAAGGGAGACATAGCGCCCCAGAACGCGATATCGTTCGTGAACTCGGAGTTTCCGAGCGTCATGAGAACGTACAATCCGTCGGAGTCGGAGTTCAGCACATGGATAAACGCAACTATAGGTAGAAGAGGCTCGAAGTTCTACAGCAGCGAATTCGACAAGGCGGGCGTAGGTGTCGCGCAGTCAAGAAGAATAGAGGACCTCACACGTAAGGAAGAGGCGGAGATATCCGTGCAGGAAACGACCACGACGACGAAAGACGAAAAGCCCGTAAGGCAGATAAAGCCAGATTCTGTTTTACCTACAGGAAAAGAAACCAGTGACTTTGTAAAAGAAACGCAAAATCTTGCGTCAAAGCTTACGGAGGGAGACCTATCGGAACTCAATTTCAAAAAGCTTAGAGTGCTGGCCGCTGACGCATTCGGTAAGATATTCAATATACCGGGAAGCAGGATAACCAACCCTAAAGATAATTTAAGGCAAGGCGACAACGTGTCCGAGATACAGAGATGGATACTAAAGAATGCGGATAGGCTTATAAAGCTCATGCCTAAGGCCAATACCGACATAATAAGCGTGCAGTCAAAGGTAAAGGGTGCGAAAAAACTGGTGAGAATAGGTGGTGACCCCACGGGTGTACCTCGAAACCTTCTTAACGCCTTTTACACCAAAGGCAAAAGAATAGGCAATAACTTTCAGTGGAGCAAAAACCGTATAAACAGAAATGACTTTCTTGCTCTTTTCGGAATAAAGGACAACAAGGTCGACCCTGACTTCAAGATGAGAACATCTGAGGCACAGGCTATAAAAGGCTTATTGGAGCTTACGTCAAGATTGGTAACCAACTACTACGTCAGGCAGGATATAGACAGTAGGCCTGACCTGAGTATATCCAATAAAATAAAAATAGGTGATAAAATAGCTTCTGGAAAAAGCGATATAATGTACAGTAGAACCATTTCGGATCAAAAATCTAGATTTAAAGAAGCGACCCGATTGGATGAAACTTTTCAGATTTTTAATGGAAAAAAGCTAGCCAAAGAAGATCCTATAGTTAAAGACGCTATAAAAACGGACGTTGTGCCTATATTGGCAGCTAATTTAACGACTGCGCAAAAAACAGTATTACTCTACACCATGCAGGGCACCGGCCGCGACGATTTAGACGGAACACTCGGAAAATCGGGTATGATATATCCGAATATAAAATCAGCGCGTGAAGCTTTATTTTTAGACAAACAATTAGAAAAGGATGCTAAAAACTCTGATGAAATAAAAAACGCATTGAACTATGCGGGAAAGTCTGTATTAAGCACAAGCAAATTAAAGAAAGATGTTCTACAAGATCTAAAAACAAACGAGGATCTGCAACAAACCGTGGTAAAAGAAAACATAGCCAAAGCAAACGTATTGGCTGATTTGGTTTCATCGTTGGTTGCTATAGTTAAAAAATCGCCAGATTTGGCCGCCGGCATAAACCACATCATAGGGCTGCAGTCCAGCTATCAAGGGCATTTTATAAGAAAGTTGGTTCCTTTTGTATCTTTTACAGATGTGTCTCTTTTAAAAGACGGGGCTCATGACGAGCATTATTCAAAATCTTTAAGAACCACAAGATTCGTTCAGTCTATCATAAGAGAGGCGGCAAAAAGAGGAGAAAATTACACGGATCAGGAGCTAATAGACGATTTGCAAGATCTGATACTTGGGCAAGCAAGAGGCGTAGTTTCGAAAAAAGATGGTAAAAAATTCGATGAGGTTAAGGGTATAGGTGAGCAAACTTACATAAGCGAGCAGCCGATAGAAGAAATTCATTCTAAAATTTCAGATCCATCGTTGCACTTCGTGCTTCCGAATACTGTAATGAATCCGTCAGACGTGCTTAAAAGCCTAGATGCAATAAAGAAAGAAAAAGACGCCGATAAGATAGCCTCAAGGGCAAACCAAAATACATTTCCTGACATATTAAAAGGCATAGAAAACGCCGTAAAGCAGAATCTAATCCTGTCAAATTACGACAAGGCCGTAAACTACTCGAGAACATCGAAACAAGGCGAAGGAAAGGGAATAAGCGTTTTCGACTTTGACGATACGCTAGCCAGGACGGCTTCTAAGGTACTTTACACGCTCCCAGACGGCTCCAAAGGCAAACTTAATGCTACACAATTCGCGAAAGAATCGGACGCGTTAGAAGCGAAAGGCGCAAAGTTCGATTTTTCTGAGTTCGAGAAGGTCATAAGAGGCAAAAAGGGACCGCTGTTCGACCTGGCCAAAAGAAGGAAAGACAAGTTCGGTGCGAAAGACATATTCATACTTACCGCAAGACCTCAAAGCGCCGCTCCCGCGATACGTAAGTTTCTAAAGGGAATGGGCCTCGACATACCGCTGGCAAACATAACGGGCCTCGAGGACGGAAGCCCGCAGTCGAAGGCAAACTGGATAGTAAGCAAGGTAGCAGAAGGCTACAACGACTTCTATTTCGCCGACGACGCGTACAAGAACGTGAAGGCGGTTCAGGATATTCTAAACGTGGCTGACGTAAAGTCTGACGTACAACAGGCGAAATACAGCAAGACAAAGAGTATAGACAGGCAATTCAACGACATACTGGAGAAAAACACTGGTGTCGAGTGGTTCAAGGAATACTCAACCGCCAGGGCAAAGGCGATAGGCAAGCGAAAGAACTCGCTTCATTTGATACCTCCGTCTGCAGAGGACTTCGCAGGGCTTCTATACAGGATGCTCGGTAAGGGAAAAGTCGGAGACTCTCAGTTCATGTGGTTCAAGGAAAAGCTTCTGGACCCAATAGCCAGGACGGCAAGGGCGGTAGACAGAATGCAGGTTGGCGTATCAACGGACTATAAGGCATTGAAAAAGATGTTTCCTAAAATCCCCAAAACGCTACAGGAAGAGGCTATAGAGGGGTATAGCTACTCCGACGCGGTCAGGGTATACATATGGAACAAGCAGGGCCTTGAGGTGCCGGGTCTTTCAAAGAAAGATTCAAAAGAGCTTATGAGATTCATGAATTCCGAAACGCAATACAGGGATTTCGCGGAAGGCCTTATGAAGATACAGAAGGGAAGAGAATATCCCGCGCCCGACAGCAATTGGCAAGGCGGAACTATAACGTCAGACCTGGTAGACAGCATAAGAAAGGTGAACAGAATGGAGTTTCTTTCCGAGTTCATAGAGAACTCTGAGATGATATTCTCCGAAAAGAACAAGAACAAGCTTAGGGCTCTTTACGGAAACAATTACGTCGAGGCTCTGGAAAACTCACTCGAAAGAATAAGAAGAGGAACCAACAAGCTGCAATCCGGAAACAAGAACGTAGATGAGATAATGGATTGGATAAACGGCTCGGTAGGCGCCATAATGTTCTTTAACGTTAGGTCTGCCGCGCTTCAGATGATATCCAACGTAAACTTCATAAACTGGACGGACAACAACGTGATAAAAGCAGGTAAGGCATTCGCGAATCAGCCTCAATACTGGAAAGACGTTATGTATCTAATGAACTCTCCGTTTCTTACCAAAAGAAGGCAGGGCCTAAAGATAAACGTAACCGAGTCGGAAATAGCCGACGTTGCGAAGACAGGCGGAATGAAGGGTGCCATAAGTTACCTTCTCAAAAAAGGGTTTCTATTCACACAGATAGCGGATAGCATGGCAATAGCGACAGGAGGGGCGACCATGTATCGAAACCGAGTATCAACGTATCTAAAGCAGGGAATGGAACAGAAAAAAGCGGAAGAGCAGGCGTTCCTTGATTTTCAGGAAATAGCAGAGGAAACGCAGCAGTCGAGCAGGACTGACAGAATAAGCATGCAGCAGGCCGGTCCTTTAGGGCGTGTGGTTCTTGCTTTCGCGAACACGCCGATGCAGTACAACAGAATAATAAAGAAATCCATTCTTGACCTCAAGAACAGAAGAGGGGACTGGAGAGCCAATGTGTCAAAGATCGTGTATTACGGGGCTATACAGAACGTAATATTCAACGGCATTCAAAATGCTCTTTTCACAATGGCGTTCGACGATGACGATGAGATACCGCAAGACAAGGTAATAAATACAGCAAACGGTATGGCCGACTCGCTACTTAGAGGAATGGGTTGGCAAGGTGCGGCCGTTGCAACGTTCAAAAACGTGATACTGAGACTGTGGCAGGAAGAGCAGAAGGCAAGGCCCGATTACGAAGAGGCCGCCTTAGAGCTACTGGATTTCTCGCCGCCTATATCATCAAAGGTCACCAAGGTAAGAAACGCATTCAGGTCGTTAAAATGGGATAAAGACGAAATAAGATCACAGGGATTCAGCCTGGAAAACCCGGCATATATGATAGCCGGGCAGATACTTTCGGCAGCATTTAATATTCCGTTAGACAGGGTAATAAGGAAATACAACAACATCGAGGCGGCATTGAGAGAGGATACAGAGATATGGCAAAAGATAGCCCTTTTGGGTGGTTGGAGCGAATGGGATTTGGATATAGGTAAAGAAAAGTACCTTCCTTATGGTGGAACCGGTACAAATAGAGGATTAAAACTTAAAAAGAACCTAAATCTACGTAAATTAAAACTAAATACAAAGAAACTAAAGTTAAGATGAGAAAAACAGTAATAGCTATATTAATACTTATAATTTCTTTTAGCGTCGGCGCGCAAGAAAAGAAAAACTTCTTTAAGGAACTGTATGCAGATTTTCTTGAGTACGGAACCGTATACGTTGCTGGAAACATAGGAAACGCTAAACTCGAGAATCCGGATTATTTCATAAGAACGAATCCTGATGACCTTTACGATATACCCCAGGTGGTTGACGAAACCGTATATCACCCGTTCGATTACAGATACGGGGTGGGCATTCGTAAGTTAGCCAGATTTGGATATGAAGACAAGCCTAACTTCTATAACGGAACGGAAAACAACATAGGTCTTTCCGCGCCTACATCAGCGGTAAAGGGCTTAGAGTACCTTTTGAACTGGGAAAAGCAAAGAATCAACGGCGACGAGTTCGACAACAAGAGACTATTCGTAAGACATACCGGCAAATACCATATAGGAAAGTTTGAGGCAAGAGAATCCGGCAAGGTGGGATTCGAATACATGTCAGGCGAGGTAAGAGGCCGACTACCGTTAGGTAAGAAGTTCAGCCTATCCGCCGGAGCAATATACAGAACTCATCAAAAGCCTTACGGGTATAACCCTATCGAGATATGGCTAAACGAGGAAGACGAGAACGGAAACGCCCTCAACCCTTGGTACAGCCTCGGTTTCGAGTACGGGTATGACGATATATTCTATCAGTCAACAGACGAGTCAGGCAACCAGATATTCGACTGGTATTGGATAGACGCTGACGGAAACATAGTCGCGTATACCGACAGACAGTTCAGAGACCTGATATTCGGTGACCTTATGAACAGGTTCAACGAGGAGGCCTGGTCTGAAATAGACGCCTTCGGAGAGGTCGCACCGATAGTCGGTTTCGATTTCTACCACTACAAGTCAAGCTTTTGGCTTCACGCATACGGAAACTGGATACTGCCATACCACAAGTATCTGCAGGGAGACGAAAACGTAAGCTACCTAAACAGAAACAACTGGGGCAAGGGCGGATTGAAAAAAGACGCTGAGCTTGAGCAATGGGACGACTATCAGTTCGGACTGATGCTCGGCTGGAAAATAAACAAGTCACTGGGTATATTCGCTGAAGGCGAGTACACCAAGTTCTGGGATTCTGAGATATACCACACGAATTTCGGAATAAACATAACATTTAGATAATATGAATACATGCTCAATATGCGGAGGCTATTGCGGCCTTTGCTAGTAAAACAATAGAAATGGCAAAGCAAATCGGAGAAGATACCAAAGTAACCGTCGATCTCAAAACGATAGGAATAATCATTGGTGGAGCTGTATCGCTCGCCAGTATGTATTTCGTAATGCAGGCTGACATAGCCGAAGCCAAGGAGCTTCCGAAGCCTGAGATATCGAGAACGGAATACGATTTAAAAGACGAACTTGTACGATCCACCATACTAGATACTCAAGACGATGTCGAGGAGATAAAGGACAAGCTCGACAAGATAGACGAGAGATTGTACGAAATACAGACCAGGAGATGATAAAATACTTAATTCTAATTTTAATACCGCTGATGTCAATCTCGCAAATAGACGTACCTGACAAGTACTGGCTTGACGACTCAAGCTTCGAGGACGCGATATCTAACAGCAGCGCATTCGGCGACGACAACGAAAGCACGATAGTCGTAGAGTTTTGGGCGGACTTCAATTCGCAGAACTGCCTGAACGAATGGCAAGAAATAAAAGACGCCTTATACTACAGGGTGGATATAGCCAAGGCGGCAAACGCCAAAAAGAAATACAAAATAAGAATGGTTCCGACCATACTTATATTCAAGGACGGCAGCGTAGAGGAAAGCTTCAAGGCGGGACTCGATCTTGAGCTGCCAACAACCATAAGCGAAATACAAGACGCCATCGACGAAATAAACACGGCGTCCGCATTCTAATTAAAATCAAATGAAAAACATAAGCAAACACATAAGTTACCGAGAGGGAACGTTCAGTGTTACTGCTAAGAGACTGGGTTTGGAGAACGAACCTGACGAGAAGCAGCTCGAGAACATGCGGCTGCTGGCGGAAAAGATATTCGAACCGCTAAGAGAGTACGTCGGAAAACCCATAAAGATAAACTCATTCTTCCGCTCGCCCGAATTGAATCGCGCGATAGGAGGAAGTTCCAAGTCACAACATTGCAAGGGCCAAGCGATAGATATAGACGATACGTACGGCAACATGAAGAACTACGGTATGTACAACTTCATAAAGGAAAATCTTGACTTCGACCAGATGATATGGGAATTCGGAGACGACGAGAACCCAGACTGGGTACACGTAAGCTACGTAAGCGAGGAGGAAAACAGGAACAGATGTCTCAAGGCGGTCAGAGAGAACTCCAAAACGGTATATAAACTGATATAACATGTCAAGACTAGATAAAGCGAAAATGCCCTGCAACAAGCCCAGGAGCTCACCGAAGAAGAACAAGAAGAAAGTCGTAAAGGCTTGCTCGGGAGGCAGAGAGAAGATAATACACTACGGGCACAGCTCGTACGGCCACAACTATTCGGCCGCCGCGAGAAAAAGCTTTAGGGCAAGACACAAGTGCGGTCAGGCAAAAGACAAGCTAAGCGCTAGATACTGGGCATGCAAGGACCTTTGGGGAGGCAAAGGCAAGAGCACGAAGTCAAACCCAAGAGGCGTAAGAGGAAAATACTAAAATCAAATTATGTTTAAGAAAGACAGAGGGCTGGGAGATACGGTCCACAGATTCACAAAAGCGACGGGAATAAAAACCATGGTAGACAGGATATCTCAGGGCCTTAACATACCTTGCGGCTGCGAGGGAAGGCAGGAGGCCATGAACATAATGTTCCCGTACAGAAGAAACAAAAAATAAAACAATGAAACATCCACAACAAGCAAAAGGCGCATTCATGATGGCGCCAGGCAACGGCGGATCCATAAAGTCCGCACAAAATTCACCAGG